CAGTGCCCTGAATACTTTTTAACGCAATATCAAGTTCAAAATCGTCTACTGGACATGCTTGGGCCTGCACATGCATCCAGCACAGACATCTTTAGTATCACTGATAGTGACCTTTCTTCACTTCATCCAGATGATGAAGGTCGATGCCAAACGGCAATTTATGACAACTATAGCTCTTCGACTGGTCGAATGTCAATCAAGGCAGGACCTAAAATTCTTACACTTGACAAGCGATTTCGTCATGTGTTTAGATCACAATGGGGCACTGATGGCGTGCTAGTTAGCATTGACTATAGTGCTCTTGAACCGCGTGTCATAATGACGCTTATGGGAGAAAAAGATCTGCCGCAGGACATTTATACGTCGATATCTGAAAAGATCGGAATCTCCGGAATAACACGCGAAGTAACGAAAGTAATGATCCTCGCAGTTCTATATGGAATGATGAGAAAGAATTTCATCCTTAAGTTTATCGATCATACAGATCCTGATGTCATCTATGATAAATTGCAAGATGTGCTTGGCGTCAAAGCAATGTCAAGAAAAATTAAGTCTGAAATGACAGGCGACTTTATCACAAATTATTACGGTCGACCGCTTCGATGCGAAAATGAAAACCTCTTTGTCAATCATTATACACAGTCGACCGCAGTCGATGTTGCATGTGATGGGTTTCTAAAGCTTGCTCAAGACTGTTCTGCAGAAATTACTCCTATTTTTCTTCTACACGATGAAATGATTGTTGATGTGCATAAAGACAATATTGAAAAGTTAAAAACTGCTTGCAAGAATGGACTATTCATTCCAAGCCTGAATACAAAATTCTATACAACAATGAAGGTGTTTAATGCAAGAAAAGATCATTAGCAATTTTGAGATATTTCAGAAAGTCCTGACAAAAACAGGCACCAGATCAGAAACAATTGATACATTTATAAACAAGTTTGGCGAAAGAATTGCTATTTGTCCGTCGCACAATCTCACAAAGCGATCGACTTCAGCACCAGGCGGTCTTGTAGAGCACGCGCTCAACACCTTTAAAATTGCAAGAAAGCTAGTTGAAACTGCCGGCGTTGCCACAAATCCTGAGAGTCTTGCCATTGTTTGCCTTCTTCATGAAGTTGGAAAGGTTGGTGACAACGATAATGACTATTTCGTTGCACAGGACTCGTCATGGCACCGCGAGCGCGGTCAAGTTTATACATACAATCCTGCATTGCCAAAAATGACACACCCACATAGGACACTGTTTTTGCTTCAAGAAAACGGCATTATTTTGTCGATGGATGAATGGATTGCAATTTCAACACAGCACGGCACGGCGTCAGAAGAAAATAGATTTTATGCAGGTTGCGAAAATAACCTTGCAGTGATTCTGCAGAGCGCAATTCGAATGGCAGTTATGAAAGAAGAAGATAATTAGCATTATGTCAAGAAGCGAAGGTCGGCTTAATCAGTACTCGTCAAGAGGAATAGGAATACCTGTCGCAGGCGCAGTTGGCGGCGGAGACGGCTTCGCTCAAAGAATTGCCAAGCCTTACGTCCCAAAGCCTTTTAGGAGCCAGGGCGGTTTTGAAGGTTCTGCAGATTCAACATTTTCATACAAGCTTGCTCGCCATCAAGTAAATGATCGCGAGGAAGCAGGTTTAACGTTTAATTTTGATTCGATTGCAGATGAAAAAATTGCAGGGCCTCGAAGGCTTTCAAAAAATGTCAAGCTTCGCAATCTTAAAAAGCCTGATATGCAGGATTTTGAGCAGTTTGGCGCCAAAGCCATTGCAAGCGTATCAATGCAATATGAACAAGCTCTACTAGAATACACAGAAACGCTGCTATCGCGCACAGAATACGATGAAGATGAAGAGCTTGACGAATTTAGCGGCGCAGGCGCAGTTGCAGGTTATACAATTCCGCTCGGCGCAGGTCCAGCGAGAAAAAAAGACTTTTACAAGAAGATGGCAAAACCTTATGGCGGCACCTATGTGCAGTCACTCGATAAAATTAAGCCAAGACCTTGAACACCCCCTCATCTAGGCATATTATAGCCTAGTGAGCTTACCTACCAACCAAATAAGCTACATACCGTAGATTACGAATTGGAAATTGTAAGTTACACATTAAACATTAACTACTACTACTAGGAAAACAAAATGGCAATCAATTTTGACGCAATTCGCAAGAAGCTTGACAATCTCTCTGGCAACAACAGGAAGAGCAATTCCTCCTGGAAGCCCAAAGAAGGCGAAGACTACACGGTACGTCTTCTAAGCTTCCCGAATAATGACGGCCAGCCATTCAAGGAGTTGTGGTTCTATTACAATATCGGTAATAACCCAGGACTTCTTTCACCTTATCAGTACAACAAGCCAGACCCTATTCAGGATCTAATCAACAAGCTTCGAGATGAGGGGACCAAGGAGTCCTACGAGCTCGCCAAGAAGCTCTACCCGAAGATGCGTTGCTACGCTCCTGTCATTGTTCGCGGCGAAGAAGACAAGGGCGTCCAGCTTTGGGCATTCGGCAAGCAGGTCTACCAGTCTCTTCTAGGCATCATGGTTGATGAAGACTACGGCGACATTACCGACCCTGAATCCGGTCGTGACGTAAAGGTTCGCTGCTTCAAACCTAACGGCAAGAAGTACACTGAGACCGAAGTTATGCCTCGCGGCAAGGCATCGCAGCTCAATACCAATCAGGCGACAGCGAAAACTTGGCTCGGCAATATTCCAGATGTTTCAAAGCTTTACGAGCTTAAGACCCCTGATGAGCTAAGCAAGATTGTTAATGACTGGATCAACGGCGGAATGCCGGATGCCGACGGTACGACTCGAGGCGGCACTACTCAAGTAACTGCAGCAACAACTGCAGATGATGATGAAACTCCTGTTTCTAAAAGCGCAGCAACGAAGAATAGCACAAATAAGTCGTATAAGTCTATTGATGATGCTTTTTCTGACTTGATGGAAGACTAATAATCTTTAGGGGCAGGTGTAATTCATCACCTGCCCCTGTATTGTTTCTATCAAAGGAGATAAAATGGCAAAAATTTCAAAAGAAAAGAAAACTGACGAAGCAGCCGGTGACTTTACTGCAGAGTTGATCTCATCGCTAAACAAAGAAAACGGTTCTAGAATTGCATACAATCTGTCTGAAGATGAATCGCCGACTCACGTAAAGAGTTGGGTCTCGACCGGGTCAACGCTTCTTGATTATTGCGTATCAAATCGCCGTGGAGGCGGCCTTCCTGTTGGAAGAATCATTGAGATCTTCGGCCCGCCGTCGATTGGCAAGTCGCATATTGCAACTCAAATTGCACGCTCAACACAGCAAATGGGCGGAATCGTTGTGTATATTGATACGGAAAATGCAACCTCGGTTGAGAACTTGCAATCATTAGGCGTAGATGTCTCCAAACGATTCGTCTATGTTGACACACACTGCACTGAAGAAGTCTTTGACACAGCAGAGAAGACTATTGTCAAGGCAAAGGCAATGCAGAAAGACGTTCCTATTACTATAGTGTGGGACTCTGTGGCTGCATCATCACCCAAGGCAGAGCTGCTGGGTGATTACGACAAGGAGACAATCGGACTACAGGCACGCGCAATCTCAAAGGGCATGAGAAAGATCACAGGTGTCATCGGTGACATGTCTGTGCTCTTTATCTGTCTAAACCAGATTAGGACAAAGATTGGAGTCCTTCATGGCGACCCAATGACTGTTCCAGGCGGAATGGCAATCCCGTTTCATGCAACGGTCAGACTCAAGTTGGGTGCAGGTCAACAGATCAAGAATAAGAACGATGACGTCATTGGAATCAACGTCTCAGCAAAGACAGTAAAGAACAAGGTCGCACCACCATTCAGGACTGCAAATTTCCAGATTCACTTTGGAAAAGGCATTGTCGAGCATGAGGAGATCTTTGATGTGCTTCGTGACGCCGGAGAACGTCAGATCGGAAACAAGATAGTCTGCGTATCAGGACACGGAGCATGGAAAGTGTTCACCGTAATCGACACTGTCTCCGGAACGACAGACATCGAAAAGAAGTTTCACAAGTCTGAGTTTCATGAAATCATGAAGACTCCTGAGTATAAACCTTATATCGATGATCTAATTGCAGCTGTTATGGTAAGGACAAAAGACGACCTTGCAAATGTTGCAGCTAACGAAGAAGAATCTGAGTAATGACTGGTGAAGGTACAGTTTTATTAATTGATGGGTTGAATCTTTTTCTGCGCCATTTTTCTGCAAATCCTGCAATGGGTTCAAATGGCAATCACGTTGGTGGAATCGTCGGCTTTCTTTATGACATGAATTCAATTGTGCAGCGCTTCAAGCCGCACAAAGTCTATGTTGTCTGGGAAGGCGGCGGTTCGGCCCGCCGGAGAGCAATTTTTCCTGAATATAAGGCACATCGCAGGCCTGAACGCCTGAATCGTATTTACGCTGATGAAATTAAGACATCTGTAAGTGACCACAACAATCAGGTCACGGATATTGTCTCAATTCTAAAGATGCTTCCTGTCAATCAGCTATACGTTCCTGATTGTGAGGCAGACGATGTTATTGCCTATATTAGCAGATATGGACATAAAGAAGACTTAAAAGTTATTTTGTCATCTGACAAAGACTACTACCAACTCGTATCAGATAAAACTGTAATCTATTCACCCACATCAAAGAAGATTATCCAGGTCCAGGATGTTATTGACAGGTTTGGAATTCATCCAAACAATTTCTCACTTGCAAAAGCAGTGTGCGGAGATACCTCAGATAACATTCCTGGAATTTCTGGAGTTAAGTTTAAAACCCTATCGAAACGATTTTCTAATTTAATAGACGAAACCCCAGTTATGCTAGACGATTTTCTAATGTCGGCTCGACAAGCTGCAAACAACTCTAAGATCAAGGCGCATGCAGAAATCGTTGCAAACGAATCGCTGATCAAGCGAAATTGGCAACTTGTGCACCTTGACACGGCAATCCTCTCGGGAACACAAGCAAAAAAGATCGAAGATTTGTGCGAAGGTTGTAAGACTAATCGAGACAAGATAGGATTCATACGACACCTTCTTAAGTTAGGCATTCAGACATTCAATGCCGACTTGATTTTCTACACATTCAGTCACATCGGAGCATAAAGTGTCCCAGGGCACAGCGTATTTTAGCCAGTATGGCAAGTCTTTCCAAGAAAAAATCTTTCAAGGCCTTTTGACAGATCGCGCTTGGGCAACTCAAATGACAGAGATTATGACACCAGGATACTTTGATCTAAAGTATCTGCAGTATCTTTCAAAGTCATATTTCGGTTATCACCAAAAATATAAGGACTTTCCAACTCTAAACTTGCTTGTCACTATTATTCGTGATGATCTCAAGGAAGGCAAAGACACAATCCTTCGTGATCAAATCGTGGAGTTTTTGCAACGCATTCGTGTCAACCCGGACATGGGCGACTTGCAGTTTGTCAAAGACAAGTCGCTTGATTTTTGCAAAAAGCAGGCAATGAAGGAAGCGCTTGAAAAAGCTGTTGAGCTAATTGCAACTGACAACATTGATTCAGTTGTAGATCTAATGAAAAATGCTTTGGCAGCAGGAACGCCTGCATCAATTGGTCACGACTTCTTTGAAGACACAGAAGCGCGCTTTGTTAGAACACGGAGACAGACATGCCCAACAGGTCTATCTTTGATCGATGCACAAGATGTGCTTAATGGCGGACTAGGTCGAGGTGAACTTGGCGTTGTCGTGGCGCCGACAGGTGTTGGCAAATCACATTTTCTAGTCCAAATAGGTGCAGAGGCATTACGTGTCGGTAAAAATGTCATTCACTATACCTTTGAGTTATCTGAAACAGCTGTTGGACTACGTTATGACTCTAATCTTTGCGATATTCCATGCAGTGACATAATTGATCGCAAAGAAGAAGTTATTGAATTCTACAAAAATAACAAGCTCGGCCGCCTTATCATTAAGGAATATCCAACAGGAACTGCTTCTGTCCAGACGATTCGGAATCACATTGAAAAGCTTCTTCTTAAATCTTTTGTTCCAAGCATAATCGTAATCGACTATGCCGATATTATGAAATCATCAAGAAAGTTCGATTCATTGCGCCACGAATTAAAGCTTGTCTATGAAGAGTTAAGAAACATGGCAATGGACATTAATGTTCCACTTTGGACAGCATCACAGGCAAATCGAGAGGCATCTAATTCAGAAATTGTAGGTCTTGAAAATATGTCTGAGGCTTACGGAAAAGCAATGGTTGCCGACGTTGTTCTGTCAATTTCAAGAAAACCTAATGAAAAAGCATCAGGTGCAGGTCGTATTTTCGTTGCAAAAAATCGCGCCGGTCGTGACGGAATGCTTTATCCTATGCAAATCAATACTGCAATGTCAAAATTTAGATTAACTGATTCAAATGAAATGTCGTTAGATGATGCAATGAAATCTGACAGCCACGGAATGAAGAAGTTGCTTAAAGAAAAGTGGGATGAGGTTAACGCGAAGTAATGAATGTGTATTTTAAAACTGGAGTTTTATAATGTCTTTAAATGATAAAGTCGTCGAGTACTTCGGTGGAGACGACCTCGCTGCAGACGTCTTTAACAAGTACGCACTGCGCGATACTAACGGCCTTCGCCTCGAGACCTTACCTACTGATACTTTTAGACGTCTTGCAAAAGAATTTGCGCGGATCGAGGCCAAGTATCCTAATCCGCTGTCTGAGGAGGCAATCTTTGGTCTACTTGACGGTTTCAAGAAAGTAGTGCCGCAGGGCTCACCACTATCTGGAATCGGCAATCCACACCAATTGCAGTCTCTTTCTAACTGCTTTGTCATTGATCAGCCGCACGATTCCTACGGCGGAATCCTGTTTTCTGACCAGGAGCAGGTCCAGATCATGAAGCGACGAGGTGGTGTTGGAATGGATGTATCAAACATCCGCCCTAAGGGACAGCCCACTACCAACGCCGCGCGCACCACTGATGGAATCGGTGTCTTTATGGAGCGCTTCAGCAACTCCACCCGCGAAGTTGCTCAAGGCGGCCGCCGTGGGGCACTAATGCTGACCATCGATTGCCGCCACCCAGAACTCGAGACATTCATCGACATCAAGCGTGACCTTAAAAAGGTCACAGGCGCAAACATCTCGATTCGATTCACCGATGATTTCATGCGTGCAGTAGAAAGCAACTCTGAGTTCACGCTTCGCTGGCCTGTCGAAGCTCACCCTGCTAATGCCGAGATTACAAAGACTGTCAATGCAAAGCAAGTTTGGGATAAGTTTGTCGATGCTGCATGGACATCAGCCGAGCCCGGAGCGCTCTTCTGGGACACTGTGGTCAACAACGGCATACCTGACTGCTACCGTGACGTTGGTTACAAGACAATCAGCACCAATCCTTGCGGAGAAATCGCGCTCAGTCCATACGATTCCTGTCGCCTGATGGTCATTAATTTGACATCATTCGTGCAGAACCCGTTCACATCAAACGCAAAGTTTGACTATGAAGACTTCACTAAAGTTGCTGGAAAAGCGCAACGCCTGATGGACGACTTGGTGGATCTTGAGATCGAATGCGTCGATCGTATTCTTGCGAAAATTGAGAGTGACCCACAGCCTGATCACGTGAAAAAGATTGAAAGCGATCTGTGGAATAAGATTCGTGCAGCAGGCCTTAATGGCCGACGCACAGGACTTGGCATTACTGGACTCGGTGATGCATTGGCCGCGCTCAACATTCGCTATGGATCGCAGATTTCGATCGAAATGACCGAAGCAATTTACCAGCACCTTGCACTGGGCGCGCACCAGGCGTCCTGCCAGCTTGCGATCGAACGCGGTGCATTCCCAGCCTTTGATTACGAGAAAGAGAAGGATCACCCATATCTCAATAGAGTCATGAATGCATGCGGCGCTGAGACGACAGCAGCATGGCAGACGACAGGACGACGAAACATCGCGCTGACGACCACCGCACCTGTCGGTTCAATCTCTTGTCTCACACAGACGACATCCGGCATCGAGCCTGCCTTCCTGCTCTCCTACAAGCGCCGCCGCAAGATCACACAGGGCGACACAAAGTCGACTGCTGACTATGTTGACCCAATGGGTGACAAGTGGCAGGAATACACAGTCTATCATCACTGGTTCAAGAAGTGGATGGATGTCACAGGCAAGACAGACCCCAAGGAGAGTCCATACTGGGGCGGGACTGCAAACGACATTGACTGGTCAAAATCAGTCGAAATTCAAGCAGGTGCACAAAAATGGATCGATCATTCGATTTCAAAAACTTGCAATCTTCCAAATTCTGCAACACGAGAAACGGTTAATGATGTCTACATGAAGGCATGGAAGACAGGATGTAAAGGATTCACAGTCTATCGCGACGGCTGCAGAACAGGCGTCCTCGTTGCAACCGATGAGAAGCGAGATGATGTGGTCAAGCCTGCAGCTGATGTTCACCTAAAGCGCCCCAAAGAGCTCCAGTGTGACATCCATCGTGTCAATGTGAAGGACGAGTCAGGAAAGACACAGTCGTGGATGGTCCTTGTAGGCATCAAGGACGGCACACCCTACGAAGTCTTTAGCGGACTTGCAAATCACATTGAGGCACCAAAGAAGACTAAGACAGGCACGTTGATCAAGAACGGCAAGGTAAACGGTCTCTCAACTTATAATCTTCGAGTTCCGCTCGGTGCAGATGATGAGATCCTCTTTAAGGATGTTGCTAATCTCTTTGCAAACCCGACACAGGGTGCGTTCTCAAGGACAATCTCACTGGCGCTTAGACACGGTGTTCCTGCCAACTTTGTTGTAGACCAGCTCCAGAAAGACAAAGTCTCAGACATGTTCACTTACGCACGCTGCATTGCCCGAGTGCTTAAAGGCTACATTCCAGACGGAACAAAGTCTGCGAATGAGAAGAAGTGCAAGGAGTGCGGCAGCGATCAGGTTGTCTACATGGAAGGCTGCGTTACATGCCAATCTTGTGGTAGT